ATAAATATTTCCTTGGGTTCGCCGCTTGACGACGAGTGGTTCGTAAGATTCGAACCGCTATGGCAACCGACACAACAGGAAATTATTACGCAAAGATATCAGCAAGCGCAAGCGGATCAAATCTATCTTAATGCGGGCGTTCTCTTGCCGGATGAGGTTGCACAAAGCAGATTCGGCGGTGATCAATATACACATGAGACTGCCTTGAGTGAAGAACACAAGATCGCTTTGCAGGAAGGAACGAGTCTTTACAAAGACGGAACCGGATACATGACACCAGAGGAAAAAGACGAACGCGCCTTAAAGCAAGCGCAGATGGAATCTCAATCGTCAATCGCTGGATGGAAGAACAAGCAACAGCGCGGAACTCTCTTTGGTAAAGATCCGCTGATAACGCCGAAGGTAATTGACAAACCGAAACAGCAGTATAAGAATGACGCAAGCGATGGCATTGACGTATCGGATTCCGGTCTTGAGTCATTGACAGAACTGAAACTGNCAAAAGACTTCTACGGATATATTATCTGTTCCGGAAACAAGTTGACAAATCATGTCGGCGCTCCAGAGATCGTCCATGGAGAATTCGTAAGCAATCACAACGACCTTGACAGTTTAAGAGGTTCTCCANAAGTATGTCTTGACTTTCATTGTAACTCTTGCAAGCTAAAAACACTTGTCGGCGGCCCCGAAGAAACTTACGACTATCACGTTCACAATAACGAATTGACAAGTCTGGAAGGCGCGCCGAAGAAATTACATAAAGACTTGCACGCTTATTTCAACCGTATCGCAAGCATGAAAGGATTGCCCGAAGAAATAGGCGGCGATCTTTTCTTATCCGACAATCAGATTACTTCTCTGGAAGGGATGCCGAAGCGTATCGGTGGTGATGTTGACCTCCGCAATAATCCGAAGAAGTTTACGGAAGCGGAAGTTCGCGCCGTCTCGGAAGTCAAAGGACAAGTAAGAGTATAAAAATATTCAACTTCATAAAGGAGAATTATGAGCAAAATACTACCGATGGTTCTGAATGACCAGAGTAAAGCAACGGTCACATCCGCAGGTGTCGGAACTCTTGCACGTAAAGGTATGGCAAAAGAGGACGAATCTTTCAAAGAAGTCATGCACCGCTGGGGACAAGGAAAACTCCATGCTGGGCCCGGCGGAAAGAATCTTGCCGAAAGTCAAGAGCAGGCGCTTGCGATTGCTTTCAATATTGCGGAAGATAAATAATGAATCACCAGATCGCCGAAGCATTCGCAAAGCGCAACTTACATAATATCAAGCGCGTTGGTAAAGTGCCCATATGGATTTATCCGCACGCGCAAGAAATTATGTATCGCGCTTTTCTTATCGCCGTTGTCAATGATCTTCGCTCCAGTGTCCTTGCATTGCTTGATAGATTGCCTGCTATCATTGCAGAGCGCGATAGAGAACACCATACGGACGCATGGCCTGACAATCTTGATACTTTGCTCACGACATTGCGCGTTCAATTCGACGATACTTCACATAAGGAAAAAATCAAATCGCGCCTGCTTGATATAGGACAAAAGACTTCCGACTGGAACGACGCGCAATGGCAAAAAACCTTGCTTGACGTTCTCGGCGTGGATGTTTACAGGCGCGAATCTTTCCTCGGCTCTCATATAAAATCCTTCGTGCAAGAGGGTTCCTCTCTCATAACGAAATTGACAGAGGATACATACAACGATGTGACCGGCGTTCTTACCCGCAGCATTCGTGCGGGTGATCGCGTGAATACAATTAAAGACGCGCTGATGGAAAAAACCGATCTGGGGCCGGGNGTATTTAACAAAGTAGAAACACGCGCCCGGCTTATTGCACGCGATCAAATCGGAAAATTTAATGGAGAATTGACCCGCGTTCGTCAAGAATCAATCGGCATAAAGGAATATATCTGGCATACCGTGGAAGATGAGCGCGTTCGTGACGAACATAAAGCACTTGACGGAATGTTATGTCGCTGGGATGACGATACGGTTTACAGCGATGACGATGGCAGGACATGGAAAGATCGCGCAAGTATAGGCGCTTTCATTGGTCAACCCGGCGAAGATTATCAGTGTCGATGCTGGGCGGAAGCAGTCTTTCCAGAGGAAGTGACCGGCGAACCCGAAGAAGAGGAAGAAGATACGACAAGCGAGGAAGACATCGCCGCGTCGAATGTGATAGAAACGGAAATTGGGTTTACAAGAGCGGATGGTGGTAAAGGTTCTGGTAACTGGGAACATGAAGGACGACCAGGACTTGTCGGCGGTAGTGGTGAAGGCGGTGTCTCCTCCGTAAAGAAAGAAGTTGACAAGCCCGCCGAAAAGAAGTATATTTATAAAGAGAGGGAGAAAGGGGCGCAATATGAACAAGAAGGAACTGGAGAAGTTGTCAATAGAGGAACGGCTAAAGAGAGCGGGGCCGGACGTGGAGCAGGCTTGCCGTCAAGCAGTGAAGGAGATACCGGGGTTGACATTGGAAGAAGCGTTCAAGAATCTGGAAGGGTAGTAGCGACACATCATACAACTTCCGGCGATGTTTACGAAATAGAAAATCCAACCTTCTACCGCGATACGTTGTCAAATCTTAGATCAGAACACAAATACGGTTCAAGTGTTACCTTGCATACAAAAGAGGATTATGCGAGCGCCCGAACTTTTTTTGTCTCTGACGGTCGCGGTTGCTTTGCTATTACGCAAGAGGGTGACTTGCAAAGCGTGATACACATGGAAGATTGTAAAGTTTCCACAAATGACTTATGTAATCTTGCCGTCCGTCAAGGTGCAAAAACGCTTGACTGCTTCGATACTGTTCTTCCTCGATTATACTCACAGCATGGATTCGTTGAATATAAGCGCGATACATGGGACGACCAATATAAACCACATGACTGGAACTACGAACTTTACAAAAAATACAACAGCGGAAGACCTGATGTAGTTTATATGAGGAGGAATTGATGACGCTTAAAGAATTGATTATTCTTATAAGCCAACTTCTTGCGAAGTGCTTGTCGGAAGATAGGTTTACAGGTAAGATTGTTATAACGATTCACTGTCGAGATGGAGGAATAGGAAAAGCGTCTTCCATGATTGAAAGAGATTTTTTAAAAAAAAGTCTTGACAACGCAAATCGTGATGAATTATAATTGTATTGCACATAAGCGGATTGCGATCCTCCTTTCAAGGGTGACCCCGCGCTTCCTATGAGATTCGTAAGCGCGGGGTTTTTTATTTGTAAACAGAGAGAGGAAAGTATGGCAAAAGTTGTTCGTTTCGATCTGTCAAGTCTTCCAAAATCCGTCAAGACAAAAGAGGGTTTCATAAAAACCGATGCGGTTGTAACGCGCACCGGCATTTTTATTTATCATAACGAAGACGGCACGGTCAGGCGAGAACTGCGCGACCACCGCGAAGTATTCAACCGCGATTCTCTTGAAACGATGAAAATGATTCCGTTGACGAACGATCATCCGCAAACGGAAACGAAACTTCTCACTCCAGAGAACGTCAAGCAGTTTCAGGTCGGGTTTACAGGAGAGAATGTTCGTGCCGATGGCGAGAACGTCCGTATACCTGTTTCCTTAACAGCGAAGGAAGCGGTTGACGCATACGAAAATGGAAAACGCGGCTTGTCGTTAGGATATGAATGCGATCTTGTTGACGAATCCGGAGATTATGATGGAATGCGCTTTGATTGCAAGCAAACCAATATCAGATACAATCATCTTGCAATCGTCAACTCGCCTCGTGCCGGAGAAAATGCGCGTCTTGACAGCGTGGATATTGACAATACGAACGATGTCGAATCTTTAACACATAAACAAAAGGAGCAACACATGCCCAAAGTAACACTTGACGGAATCGAATACGAAGCGGCGCCCGAAGTCATTAATGCGTTGACAAAGGCAATCGCCCGTGCCGATACCGCAGAAGTAAGTATCAAGACCGCGAAGACCGAAGCGGACAAAAACGCCGCGGATCGCGATTCGCAGAAAGCAAGAGCGGATGCACTGGAAGCGGAAAAAGCAAAAATGCCGGAGCAGATTTCCGCGGCAGTTGCGGCGCGTATCGACCTTGAGCGCAAAGCGACGATCGTTCTTGACGAAAAAGACCGTGAAGGGCTTGACAAACTCACGGACGTTGACATCAAGAAAAAAGTCATCCTCTCTGTTTTCAAGGACGCGAAACTCGGCAACGTAAGTGCGGATTATCTCGGTGCCCGTTTCGACAGCGCGGTAGAAATGTCCGATAAAGTCAAGCGCGATACGGCGATGGCTGACCAGCGCGCAAAGTCGGGGCTTGCCGCAGGCGGACACGCCGACAGTACGGGAACGAACGAACACGCGAGCGTCGAGAAGTCGGAAAAGTCGTATCAGTCGGGTGTCAAGGAAGCGTGGAAGTCAAAAACGGACGGATGCGATGGATCGAAAAGCATGAAGGATAAGAATATCGGAAGCATGTCGCGGAAGTAAACAAAGGCAAACGATTTACAAACCATAAACTTTCTCAAGGAGAAGAAGATGTCACAAATTCTTTATAACAGGTATATGAACATTGCCGTCGCGGGTCTTATCGCGGATGCGCAGTTCACAAACAAGGATGGCTTGCAGGCCGCCGAAGCTATCGGGCTTGGCCTCGCAGTTATCCAGAAAATCGGTATGCCGAATCAGGGACGTTTACCGAAAGCAAACGTCTCCACGATCGTATTCGACGCCGATCTTAAGTCAACCGGCGGAAACGATGTGATCAATATGAAAGTAAACGGAAACGCAATGTCGCCCGTAACTTTCGCTTCTTCGCATTTGAATACGATGGGCTTGATCGTCACCGCACTGAAAGCGATTTCAGGCGTAGCAAACGCAGTGCTTGACGCAAGCGACACGGACAACCGGACGATTATCGTCACGTCAACGGACGGGCTGAATTGCCTTGTCACGGATATCACCGTTGTCGGAAGCACAACTCCAGCGAATGGCTCCGCTTCCGTCTCTACTGATGATACGATCTACGGCGTGTCAATCATGTCGCAAGCAATACAACAGCCGTATCCCGCTCTCAATGCGCCGATTCTTTACAATAACGGAGCGCCGGTTGGATGCCTGCTTCGCGGTCGTATCTGGGTTGTCGCGGAAACCGTCGTGACAAACGGTGATGCCGTTTACATGCGCTTCCTTGGCGATCATTCGCAGATCACCGCTCCATCAGTCACGCCGCCCGTTGGTTACGCGGCAGGTTTCTACAAAGACGCGGGCAATTTCAGGAACGACGACGATGGCGGTACCGCCGTTCTCGTTGACGGTATGNAATGGCGTTCAGTCACCAGCGCAGTGGGCGGGCTTGCGATGGTTGATATTAATATGCCGCAGTAATCAAGTAACGTTCGTCAACCATTAACAAACGATAAACCGTAAACCGTAACAAGGAGAAGCACAATGTCAGTCAAAAAGTTTGAGATCAACAGTGTTCACCTTGACGCGAACGAAAATATCTTTTTCGCCCGTCAACTTGAATACATCATGGCGCAAACTTACGATGTCGTCTACCCGGAATATAAAGCGCAGAGACTTTTCCCGGTGATGACGGAAGCAGGCCCCGGCGCTGAAAGCATTACGTACAGGCAGTTTGACCGTGTTGGTATGATGAAAGTCATATCGAATTATTCCGATGGACTGCCGCGTGTCAACGTCAAGGCAAAAGAGTTCACCACCCCCGTCCGTCCCTTCGGCGCTTCATACGGCTATAACATTGACGAAGTGCGCGCCGCACGTTTCGCAAATAAGCCGCTGGAGATGCTTGAAGCGGAAGCCGCACGTCAAGCGTATGAGCAAACCGTCAACCAGATTTCCTATTTTGCCTATCCCACGGACGGAATCTGGGGCGGACTCACCGGCGTTCTCTACCAGCCGAACGTCACGATTGACACATCGTTAACCGGAAGTTGGGGCTCCGATCCGGAAGTCGCGCTGAAAGACATGAACAAGGCGGTGGCAAATATGATCGTGTTGACAAAGGGCGTCGAGATGCCCGACACGATGCTTCTGCCGCTCCAGCAGTGGGCGTATGTAACCAGCACGCCGCGATCCACGTACAGCAACTTCACAATCGCGGAATTCTTCCTCCAGAACAACCCGTCTGTTAAGACGCTCGAAGCGTTGAACGAGTTACAGGCCGTGTCTCCGAAACCGTCAATCATTCGCGCTGGTACGGGCAATCTTTCCACCACGACGAACCTGATGGTTCTTTACAAAAAAGACCCGCGGAAAATACAGCTTCACATTCCGCAACCGTTCGAGCAGTTCCCGCCCGAACAGCGCGGACTGGAGTGGCTTGTCGCGTGTCATGCGAAGATAGCGGGTATCATCACACCTTACCCGTTGTCAATCTCGATAGCCGAGGGGCTTTAACCCCTCCTCCTGGCGGCCGGAGTGAAGACCGCCACGTTTCTTTTCTCTTTTATTTGTCAACAACGTTCTTTCACTTAACAAAAAAGGGGTTAAGCCATGATAGTAAACAACACTTGTCCGAACGTAAGAATCTTTGCGTATAAGGACGCAAAGAATATTCAGCAAACCTGCTATATCTTCCCCGGTGTCAACGGGGAAATTCCGGAAGCGGTCGCCGAAAGCGAATCATTCAAGGAACAGCGTGACCTTGACTTACTGAAAATTATCACGACGAAAAAACCTATACCGATTGACCCGACACGCGCCGGAATTGCGGTTGACAGAATCGCAGTAGTGCCGGATAACGACGTGGTAGAGGCGATGCTTGACATGGAAGAAAAAAAGGCGCTTATGCTTCTTCCCGACATAACGAAGCGCGCCACGCTCATTTCTCTGAAAGCAAGAGAGAAGCGTGCCAGTCTCATTCAAGCGATTGAAAAGCAGATCGAAGATATCGACAAGCTGAATACTCCTGCAAGAAAGTAAATGAAGATGAATGCCTTACAGATAATAACGCTTCGCGCCCCACAATGGGCGACCGATCCGCGTATCAACGATATGATCGTTTACGTAAGAGATTACACATCACAAGAAGCGTTCGGTCAGGACACGGAGCGCGCCATTGCGCTTCGTGTCTTGCATATTTTCGCGCTCGAAGCGCAACGCAATGGCAACCCCGGTATAGGTTCCTCCAGCGGTCAAGGTCATGCCGGGCAAGTAACAAGTGAAACCGAAGGTCAATTAACAAAAGCGTTCTCGTCCGGTTCCGATGCCGCAAAGCGTTATGGCGCTTTGTCAACCACGGCTTACGGACAAGAATTGATTGAATTGATCCGAGCGAACGTATTTTCGCCGATAACACGAGCAGGAGCGTCAACGGACGCGCTCAATAACTATCAATGGTTATGGAATCCGTTTGCATGAGCGTAAGACAAAGAATAATTGACAATGGATATACGAATCGCATTGAGGAGATTGCGAAAATGAATCATCTGTTTACAAAAGTGGGTTTTCCGGAAAACGGCGAAGTTGGAGAACAGCGCACAAAAGTTGTNCCGATCCGCGTTGAGAAAGGCCGCTTTGCCGGACGTAAACACGAAGCACGCGGATCAGGACATAAAGCCGCCGATACGATGTCCGAGATAATTCAGATCGCCGCGGTGCATGAGTTCGGTGCGCCGAATAAAAATATTCCGGAGCGTTCGTTCGTTCGGTCAAGTCTTGACGAGAATTTACAGGAATTGCAAATATTCAAAAAGCAACAAGCGGAGTTCGTCATAAGAGGAAGACAAACGGCAATGGTCGGAATTGCTAAAATCGGCGAATGGTTGACGAACAAGATGAAGCTAAAAATCAATAGTAATANCCCGCCAAGACTTGCCGACGCGACTATCGCTCGTAAAGGTTCATCCAAGTCTTTGATTGACACGGCGCAAATGCTTAACAGCGTGCAACATACGGAGGCGTATGCCCAATAGTCTTTTTCGAAGAACATTGCTGGGTATTCATTTCGGCGCGGGTTCTTACGTGCAAGGTCGATGGGTGGAAGGCGCTCCCTCGATTATCAACTTTGACGCAAGCGTACAACCGACAACGCCGCATGATTTACAATATCTTGACATTGCGAGACGCGAACGCAAAACATACACGCTTTATACGGATTATAAATTGCTTGCGTTAAAGCCGGGCTTGATAAATCCGGATTGCGTTGACATTAACGAGGAGCGGTACGAAGTGAGCGCGGAAGCGCCGTGGCAGAACAATGTCATTTCCCATTATAAATATATCGTTACCTTAAAGCAAGCGATTGAGGAATAGTTATGGTGTCGATTTACACAATAGAGAACGCGCTTTTCGCATGGGCGACACTTGTTCTCCCTCCAGCGACACCGATAATCTGGTATCATGTAAACGCGCCTCGGCCTGTTGTTCCTTATGTCGCTTTGCACTTATCGACTATCAACAGCGTTCACGTTGATTATGTTGACGGAAAAGGTAACTTAACAGGCAACAGGGATTTCACTTTACTTTGTCAAGGTATCGGCAAGTATTCGATGGATTATCTTGAAACGATGAAAACGTCTTTAGAGAAACCGGCGATTCAGGAATTTCTCCGAAGTAAAGGTGTTGCTTTTGTTGAGCGTCTTGCTCTTTCCTGTATATCAGAAGTTGTAGATTCACGCTGGGAGGAGCGTAATATTCTTGATCTGAAATTCCGCTTCGCGCAACTTGACACGGACGACAGCGGAATGATCGAACACGTAAACGGCAGAGGCACTTTAAAAGATNTCGATTTGTCAACAATAACGGTAGTCAACATAAACACATAATCAGGAGGAACTCATGGCTCCAGTAAATGAAATAGTTGATGTTCAAATTTCCAGGGGTTCGGTTAACATTTCGCAAACAGGGTTCGGGACAATAATGATTCTCGGCGGAAACGCAAATTTTCCGGAACGCTTGCGATACTTTTCAACATCGGACTTGTCCGCGATTGCAAACGCTTTACTTTCGGGAACAAGCGCGCCGGAGTATGCGGCGGCGCAAGCGATCTGCTCGCAGAATCCGAAATGTACGCAACTCGCCATCGGTCACCGCGGTTCGATTGTCACGTCTACATTTTCAGGAACGATGACAGGCGGAACGATAAAGGCAACCGTCAACGATAAGACGGCGACCGTATCATTTACAACCGATATTCCGACAACGCTTGACGCACTTGTCACCGCGCTTGGAACGGTTGCCGGAGCGGTTGTCACTCATGCCGCTTTGTCAAGCATTCTCGTTATCACTCCTTCCAGCGGTTACGTTGTCGGCGTATCTTATGTCATAACGCCGAACACCGGGAACACCATCGCCGTTTCTTCTACGTCAAGCGAAACCGAAGCGATAGCGGACGCGCTTAATGCAATACAGGAATATCAGAACGACTGGTACGGGCTTATTCTTGTGTCAAGAGATACGGGCGCGGTGAGTTCGGCGGCGGCATGGATCGAAGCGGCGGACATGAAAGTATTTGCTACCGCAAGCGCCGATCCGAACGTCATTGCGACTTCTGATACTACGTCAATCGCGCATCGGTTTCAAACGCTCGGATATCTGAAAAGTCAGGTGCGTTATAGCGCAAAAGCCGNGACTGAATTTCCGGACGCCGCAATGCTTGGTAGAATTCTTCCTTACGATCCGGGAAGTTATACCGCGGCGTTCAAGTCTCTTGCAGGCGTGTCAACCGATTTACTTACGACAACGCAACGCGCCGCCGCTTTTGCAAAAAATGCGGATGTCTATGAGTATGTCGGCGGTGTCAATATCACGCGCAACGGTAAAGTTTCCGGCGGCGAGTATCTTGACATTATGATATTCATTGACTGGTTGAAAGCGCGTTGCACGGAAGCGGTTTATTCCATTCTCGTAAGTAATCTGAAAGTTCCCTATACGGACGCGGGAATCGCATCTGTCGAGAACGCCTTAACGCAACCGCTGAAAGCCGGTCAGAACGCGGGCGGTATTTCGCCGACAGCGTACAACGATCAGAAAGCGCAGATCGGTGGATTCTATATTACCGTTCCGCGCTTGCAGGACGTTCCCACGGTTGACAAGACGAGCAGAACGTTAAACAATGTCAAGTTCGTGGCGTTCCTCGCGGGCGCGATACAGATTGTCAAGGTGCAAGGAACGGTGACGCTGTAAACAAACGATAACGAAAACATTAACTTTATAAAGGAGAATATCATGTTGAGGACTTACGACCCGAAAAGTTGTCTTGTGATAATCGGCGGCGTTCCGATGGGCGGATATGCCGATGGAACTTTTGTGAGTATTGAGCGTACCAGCGACACGTTTACCAAAGTGAGCGGTGCCGATGGTATCGTTTCACGCGCAAAAACAAACGACCGCTCCGGTACGCTCACCCTTACACTTGCGCAAACAAGCCCGTCCAATGATATTTTATCCGGCTTTGCAGTTGCGGATGAACTGTCAAATGCGGGAATCGTTCCTATTCTTGTCAAGGATATGAGCGGTTTCAGTACATACGTTGCCGCTTTCGGATGGGTGAAAAAACCGCCGACCGGCGAGTTTGCGAAGGAGATTTCGGATCGTGAATGGACGCTCGACCTTGCCGACCTTGAGATGTTTGCAGGCGGCAATGACGCGGCAACGGTGTAAATTTTTCTTCACTTTACAAAAGAGGGGTTAAACCATGATTGAAACAAAAGAAAAAGCCATTGACGAACACAACGTCATGGTCACGCAATTTCCGGGAAGGCGCGCCTTGATGTTTAAGACGCGATTAATAAAACTTCTGGGCCCAAGTATCGCGCAGTTATTTACAGAAAAGGGTGTCGATGCCGAGGTTGACTTCTCCGCAATATCCAAGGCGCTTGATAAACTTGCGGAAAATCTTAACGAAAACGAGTACGTTAAATTCGTACTCGATCTTCTCCAGTGTACACGCTTTGACGGAAAAGAAATCGGCGAAAACGTATTCGACACGGAGTTTGCCGGGAACCTGCTTCTCATGTATAAAGTGCTATGGTTTACTCTGGAGGTAAACTATGGATCTTTTTTCGGGGAGGGCGGTATTGGAAAAATCCTTTCCAAATTACCGCAAGTAAAGGAAACAAAAACTCCGCAAAAATCAAGCAAGCACTTGACGCCGTAGAATTCGATCTTGCGGAGGAGTTTCTTGTATGGCGGTTAGTCTTTGAAGGAGGAGTTGACTTGCACGGGCTGGAAACAACGTGGAGTCTTGACGATATGATACGCGCAAACACCATGCTTGACATCAAAGGAACAATACAAGAACTCTACATCTCTGGAGCGACCGATGGAAAATAACGGCTTTGTAAGACAAGAAACGTGTGACGCTTTACATACGGCGTCCGATAAACGATTTGATCGAACGGAAAAGGACATTGACAAACAATGGGAAGCGATCGAAAGCATACGCAAGGTTCTCCAAAAACAAGCGGTACAAATTGCCGTAATTGTCGGCGGAGTTTCCGCAGTTGTGCAAGTGCTTTCTTTCGTGATTCAGTTTGTGTATAAACCCTAAATTGTCGTTCAAGGATTCGTATGATTATCCGTGAACTCATAAATCTAATCGGGTATGAGATAGACGAAGCGGCCTATAAAGAAGTAGAAGGACGCTCTAAAGCGTTATTTGACAGTATAGGACAATTCGGGCGCGAGATGTCTATTAAAGTTACCGCGCCGCTTACCGCCGCCGCCGCTTTCGCTGTCAACGAATTTACCAACTATAAAACCGCACTCGCATTTATCAATCAAACGATTGCCAGTACCGGAGGAGCGGCAAAAGAAACCGCGGCGGATTTATTAAAACTTTCCGAGTCTATGAGCGGTAAATCGCTCTATGCGGAAAGCGATATACTCGAAAAGGTTACCGGGCACCTGTTGATGTATGATAAAATATCCGGTAAGACATTCGATGGCGCTACGCAAGCAACGGTTGATCTTGCCGCACGCATGAAAATTGATCTCGCAAGCGCGGCGCGAATAGTTGGAAGATCGCTTAACGATCCAATCGGCGGTTTGATGCTTCTCCAGCGTTCGCAAATCGGGGTGACAAGAGCGGAAATCG